AAATTTTTGTTGTTTTGTGGTATCGGTTACAAAGATATTCATTGGTTCTTTCTCAGTCGTATTCGTTTTGATGAATTGTGTGAGAAAAAGGTGATTACACCCCAAGGAGATCAGGATGGAAATTCCTATCAAGGATGGTGGTTTTCGTACCAAGATGCGAAAGACGATTTAATAGAAGTAACTTCACCCGATCATCTGGATAGATTAGTTAATGAGTTGTAATATTTTCAAACGGATAAAATTCTATATCTTCATTTGTTTTATTGAATGGTTGTTTAGAAATGTAAAAGTATAATTCTTCATAATAACGATAGTTTCCACATGAGCATTTCAGATTGTACATCATGATACCAATTTCACTATTAGGATAAGTTTCTTTTAGTTTTTTATTAATACTAACTGGGTAATGTTCATTAAAACGTTTAAAATCATCTTCGGTTCGTATCAATATCATGTGATATTTTTTGTTACTCCCTTTCTTTAATTTAAGATACTTTTTGTATAAAGGTGCAAGTTCTTCAAATTCACCACGCATATCCATAGTGTAATTTAATACACCTCCATCACTAAGTAGATTTTCAATTATATGGTCGTCATGTGAATCAAAATCTATAACTGTATTATTCGTAGTAGTTCTTGCTATATCATACACAATTATGTCAAACTTCCGTTTTTCTGTATAGATATACTTATAGGCATCCATAGCTGATAAATCCAGTCTCGGGTCATTGAACGCATCTTGTGTATATTTTCTCATAATTGGATTTGTTTTTACAAAGTCAATCAACACATGATCAATTTCAACATTCTTGATGTACAAATCTTTTTGTTTTAGAGCTCGCATAGCTGGATATCCATCACCTCCTCCCAAAATAAGGATATTTTTCAAGGGGGTGTTTAACAGTTTAATTGGTATATCAACCATTGCGTAATGTGATTTATTGAACTCTTTGGTGTGATTTTGTATCGCACCATTTAAAAACATAGCAACATGATTCGTCCTTTTATCTCTTGCCAAGTCAATAGTTTGATATGGACTTTCGAGGTGGTGTAATACTTCTAATCCTCGTGTGCTAATACTCGTCTCAGTTTTATTCCTATAGATAAATAAACCTACTGAGATTACGAGTAAAACAAATAACACAGTCTTCATCTTATATGTTCAGACAATTTATAACATGAAAATTAACGCCTCAATATATTGATTTTCATAGATGTGGACTCAAACTCACTTTTTAAATGATCTATAACAGAAATACACTTACTTTGATTTTGTTCACATGTGAAGAAGTCTATACGAATTTTTTGATGTTCAGGCCATGTATGCATAGAGAAATGACTTTCCGAGAGTAAGTATAATAAGGTTAATCCATGGGGTTCAAAGTGATGTATCATCTTATCTAATATAGTCGCTCCCCCATTTTCTAATGAGGTATCACAAATCTTAGTTAGTCTGTCATTATCCGTAACCAAATCCTTTTCTACATTATCTAGGTCAACTATGTAGTGTATACCAACTGATACTAACCTCTTAGGAACATCACGATTAGAAAATCCAATTGGTTTTGCTTTTCGGCGACCGTACATCTAGATGTTTTTCGTGGTTATTCTTTATCTTGACTAAAATTATAGGATGCCTTGTCCTATTTGTACAGGAGCTTTGATCTCAAAAGCAGCGGCGAGTACTGCCGCTGTCTTAACTGCCGCGAAACAAGTAAAAAAGACTCGGAAAAAACCTAAACCTAAAAGTAAATAGGATGATACTTCTTGACCAAATAGCACGTTACATATCCAAAGATATCATGTTACCTACACGATGTCACGCGACTAAAAAGCAGCGTGTATCAGTAAAAGATTGTTGTGAGTGTAAGATTTTCTGTAAAAAACCACCAAAGGGTTCAGCACCTGCGGTGGTACTATTAAAGAATAAATACCCATAAAGAGTAATGGATCCCTCACAGATTCCCAACGATATTTTACGTGTGCTTCAAAGTCCCGAGCTTCCAATGGCCAAGAAAATGATGGCTTTCAATATGCTCATGCCCAATCTACCAGCTGATCCAAAACACACACAGGCGTATAACGACAACCTAGAGGTTGGTAATACGATTAAGCGTCTTGTGGACGAGGGAAAGATAAGTATCAATGGGTTAGACAAGGACTTTAAACTAAACATAATTACCAACTCGCAGTAGAGACATGACGAAGTTGATTCTCGTCTGCATCAAATTGTGCGGGATCAACTACAATCTTGCGCTTCACGCGTGATTCCATCGGTTTCGCGTGAGACGTCTTATTACCCGATGCATACGGGATGGATGAATGGTGTAGACAAATACGCACCTTGCCATCATTATTTCGCTTGTAGCCGAATGTATATTCAACCTCTGAAATTTCACCCGTTGTGGCACATGTGAACTCGTATGTACCCATAGCGTGTGCCACTTCACCATGACAGTCAATCTGGTGATTGTTGAAGATCACCCTACTGAAACCCTTTTTGGCATTGATTGCGAAGCCTTGATCTTCTTTGAAACCACTGATTACGGCATCGTGACCCACAAAGTAAGACATGGCATCGTTAGCGGTAGGACGAAACTGTTGTTCTACTGCTTTCGTAGGTTTGAAGAGTACGTTAGAGTGGTCATACCCATACAACTCACCCGCGCGCTCACCTGTGAGACTCACGTAATCACCACCAGTGAGGAAAGAGTTAGAAATATCTACGATGGATTGCGCCCAGAAGTTCTGTGCCTCGATGACTTCACGTTCGGTCACGTGGTTGATAAGTTGAGAGGCTTCATTAAGATCAGAAAAATCTTCCATAACTTGTGTCATCGGTGTACGCATACGAGTAGTTAATGGTTTACTAAACCCACGGGCTGCGTTAACTTCTGTATCGTATTGGGCAGGATCCGTAAATACACGAGTTTTAACATTTCGCGTGGTTGGGATAACGAAGGTGAGTGCAAAAGACATGTTTTCTATTTAACACATCTATTCTTTATCCCCCTTCTTTTTCCCTGGACGAATGGCCCATTTATTTTCCTTGTTAAACTTTTCGTAATCAATCTCTTCAATCTTAAATTTTTCCATGATGAACTTCTTTAGGGGGTGTACTCGAGCCGGGGCTTCGGCTGGTTCTACAGAATCATTCTTCTTAGCTTGAGTGCGGATATTGGGTCGTGTGATTATGGGTTTTAAAGCAAACATTTGATATATCTATAATGGATATAAAGTTTTAACACGTGGCATCCATATGAAGATTGAGATCTCAAATGGAGATCTAATCGATAAGATTACGATTCTTGAAATTAAAATACATGAAGTTTCTGACGAAGAAAAGCTAAAAAATATTACCAAAGAGTATAAACTTTTGGTAGAACACGAGTTTAAATGTCCACATAAGGATAAGTTGAAGGATATAAATTATGCTATTTGGGGGTATCAAGATATGATTAGAATGTTATTACGTAAAAATGCTCTAAACAATACATTCGTGAACTATGCGAAAAGAATTCATGAACTTGGTGAAGAAAGGAGTATAATTAAGAGACAAATTGATATAGAAACCAAATCAGAAATAATTGAAGAAAAGGGATATGAGACACCCGACCCTACACCATGTCATTCGTATTCATCGTTAGATGATCCAGTATTTTTCATGGAAGGGCATTAATAGTGGATGATACCATTTGCTGCGAGAGTCAGCTTGGCTACAGTCATAGCGGTGAGACCGACTGCGAGTTCTGGCCACTTTACCTTGAGTAAACGACCCGCGATTGTCATTGGTAAAATCCATGTGACGAGTTGGAGTTGTGCATAATTTACGAGATCTGGAGAAGGTAAAGCGGCTTGGACACGTACAGGTTTGACAAGGCGTCTGTTAGTCCTTACCCTTGTTTGGAGAAATTTTGTGGAAGGTTTATGAATGTTGACGGGTGCTGTGAGTGTTGCCATTTTATACATTTTGTTTGAATCTATCCTTTAAACACCTAAGTCCGTGAAAACTACTTGATTTTTATAAAACTTCCAATGTCCACTACCATGAACTGCTCTTCTATCACCGATTACATCCTCAAGCTCGAGCGCGAGAACCGCGAACTCCAGAGCCTCTGCGGCGAACAAGCCGAAACCATTCGCACTCTCACCTTCAATGAGATTGATCTCAAGAAGCAAGTCCGTGACCTCAAGAAGAATTCTCCCGAGACCTACGAAGAGTCTCGCAACAAGATTGAGCAACTCAAGAACCTACTCAATGAAGCTAACCAAGAGAAGGTCAGTGCTCTCAAGTCCCTCTACGACAAGACCGCATCACCCATCGGGAAGAGCTGCCCGAACCAGGGTATCGTTGATCGTCTCCTTGAACTTGGGGAGATGACCTCCGATTTTTACAAGACCGCCGCCTATCAGAGGGCTGCGGAGGTTATTCGCAAGCTTGACTATGGAGTTGATTCTAGTGAGAGCGTGCTCAACCTAAAGGGTATTGGTAAGGGCATTGCCACCAAGATTGACGAATATCTGGAAGAGGAAGACTCTGATTATCAGGAGTCCGTCGCATCCAATGACTATGATTCCGAATCTGATAACGAAACGGTAGATTTCACCGATTCCGATGATGACTACTTTGTTTCTCACAACACTGGCATCTCTGATCTACTCTACGAGTATGCTGACAGGGCTACAGACAAATTCAAGCGCAATGCATACNCCAGGGCTGGTGATACCATCTACAATCTTTCTTACAAGATCACTCTCAAGAACCTCCCTCAGGTTGTAAAGCTGCCTGGCATTGGTAAGTCCATTACCAAGAAAATCAGCGACTACCTCCATGCTTCTTCGTAGATGTGTTTTAGACTTTTTATTTTCATAGCAATTGTAATGACATTATTATTAATTCTAATATTTCTTGCCTTATTTTTCATGTATCACACCCGTTCCCAATCTCGTGTTAATTATTTGGAGCAGTTTTATGATATCTATACCCGTAATGTCTACCCTTTTCATAGAAAGATTGGAACAATAGAGCGCGAATACATATCCAATTTAAAAGGTGTTTATGACTATTACAAAGAGTTTCGAGAGACTGTACACATATCTCCATATAGTTTCAGTATTTCTATAGATAAAGAGACCAACAAAGTTAATCTAACTCGTGTCAACATTGGATCTGTTGAATCAGATATCACTTCACACGTGGAGAAGTTATTGCGACACATTGGGGTAGATACCCAGATATGCGCTCCGAACTACAGATACTACGGGGTTGGTTGGGATCTTGACGACGAGATTATCAAATTTTACACACTAAGTAATGATAAGAGTAAGATTGAATGTTACGTCTATAAAGTCAAGAGAGATGCTGAAAATGAGATCGTTGAGTCAAAGTTTGAGACTAAAAAGGAGTATGATGTCGGGGAGAAAAATACAGTCATGCATAAAAATGGAAAGAAGATTAACCAGAAGAATCTTTCTAGGATCTCTCCCATGAATACTAAACATCCAGTGGCAAATGATTGGATAAAGAAAATGAAGAAATTAGGTTTCATGTTCGACACCCACAGTGATTATGGTGGAAAGATTAATTTGTACTTTGATTAAAAATATCAGTGTCTAGTAAAGAATGGTTTCATATGTATTAAATGTGGACAAGGTGGGTGATCTTAAGTTTGGTCGTAAGAAGTGCCGTCTTCATAAGAAGAGTGAAGTGGTACAGGTTGCCAAGGACTATGGTATACCCACCCCTAATAAGAAGACTGTCAGTGATTTATGTGGACGTTTAAAGAAGAAAATTAAGGAAGGTGAGCGAGTTTCGCGAGAGGAGGTGAAGAAAATTCTCGCCAATCAGAATAATATTCCCCTCGCCAAACTGTATCCTCAAGCTGCCAAGAAGCGCGCTGTCGCCAAGAAAAAGGCAATTACACCCTCTATGAAGGCTGCTCTTAAAAAGAAGGCGGTGACCAATTTCATGAAGGGTATGGTAACCACGAATGCTAACATCAAAAAACTTCGGGAACTTAATGAAAAGCCCAAGCCCTCCAAGAAGGCTAAGTCTCTCACAAAGGACGAGGCGCGAAAGAGAATTAAGGCTATGAAGGGTCTCAGTGCTAATAATAAGTTTCTATTTGTGAATAAACTCAATCTCAATCAACAATCTCCCCGTCGTGTCGTTCGTATGGCTCGTGAAATGGCTCGTCTACGGTAAGATCGTTGTAAACCTTTTCCTCGGTGTCATAGAAACTTGCACTATCCCCAATCATCATTTCTCTCACAATTTGGTACAATACCGTTGAAAGTGCGAATTTGTACGCAAGGAAACCAACAAATGTGGCACCATAATCAAAATCAAATGCGAATGGCGCGTTATTCCACGACACTTCAAAAGCAGCGGCACCTAGAGGTGCAAAGAACTCCTTCTGAATTGTTGAATTTTCGAGTTTATCTACCCGATCAGAGAGAAGACTCACATACGCATAAGATGTTACTGCACCCAGCATCGCGGATACACCTTGATCTGCACCTTGTGTGATGAAGTAAGAAGCACTCAAAGCAGAACCATAACCAGCTGTAGAGTTTTTTAGGGTTTTTTTTAGGTGAGCATATTCGGTGTGAATCGGTTTACTGAAAGCCCAAGTGAGAGACATTTCTTGATTAAATATAGTTAAAATCTTTATCTCAGTTAAATTTAATAAATGCCTTGTCAACTTTGTAAAAAGAAATGTGGTGTCCCCATTGATTGTAAATATTGTGGTGGTAGCTTTTGTCCGAGTTGTCTCAATTTAACAAAGCATGATTGTCAAGGTGCAGATATCAAGAAGATGAAACAACGTAAAGAGCTTGAGGAAAATATAGCATTTGAACCACCCCCCAAATGCTTAAAGATTTGATGGGTTAATAGAATGGGGTGGGAAAAGGTAAGTTGCTGAGATGTCCGAGTGGTCTAAGGAGGACGACTTAAGATCGTCTGTGCTATGCACGCGCGGGTTCGAACCCCGCTCTCAGCATCTATGGGCTTGTAGTGAAACGGATATCACTCCAGACTTCTAATCTGGTATTCCGGGTTCGATTCCCGGCAAGTCTGCCAGCACTCATAGCTCAGTGGTAGAGCGCAAGCTTAGTAAGCTTGAGGTCAGGGGTTCGAAACCCTTTGAGTGCATCTATATTAAAAAGAATACATGTATATCTCATAGCATGAATAACGACAAATCTATAGTTTTTATTCATGATGTGGCTTCTGCTCTTTTTTTAATCCCATTTTCTATTTTGTGTGTAGCTGAAGTATTTTTTGGATATGTCATTGATCCTATGTTTCTGACGACTGCTCTCTTTTATCACCTATTTTATGACACGGTTTGGTTATACTGTTTACCACAAGCAACTCATCTATCTGGTTTTGTGATGTTACATCACATTATTGCTGCGTCTATGTTACTGTATCCACTATATAATCCTGAAGCTACTCAATTAACAGCCCTAGGTGGACTTATTGAAATTGACACGTCTATTTTGATTCTACGCCGTCTATTTAAAAATTCTGTATTTTTTGATCTTCTCTATCGTATCTCCAATTTGGTTATACGGGTATTTTACGAAACTCTAGTTTTATTATTTGTCGTTCAGTTCTTTCGTGAAGAAAGTCTACTCGTTAGAATTCATATGGTGGGTTCACAGATGTTTATAACTGTATTTAGTTACGGTATATGTGCCATGACATTTTCAAAACCACATCGTAAAAGGATTAAAAGTAATTGACATGTTTAAGATAAGATGAACGAATTTCATAAATTTGAAAATCAAATATCTAGGTGTGTTACATGTAGGACTTTACGGATATTTCATTGGATCAAGAAAATCATGAAGATTGATTAAAGATTTAAATCTAACTTAATAATAGTATGCAGATATTCGTGAAAACACTCACTGGAAAGACAATTACCTTAGAGGTTGAGTCTTCCGATACAATTGATAACATCAAGGCTAAGATTCAAGATAAGGAGGGTATCCCCCCCGATCAGCAGCGACTTATCTTCGCGGGTAAGCAGTTGGAGGATGGACGCACTCTAGCTGATTATAACATCCAAAAAGAGTCTACACTTCACCTTGTTCTCCGTCTCCGTGGTGGTGCCAAAGAGAAGGAGAAAGAGAAACCCAAGCGTAAGCCTAATGCCTACATGAATTTTGTTAAGAAAATGCGACCCACCGTGGTAAAGGATTACCCAGATCTAACTTTCACTGAGATTGGTGCGAAGTTGGGTGAGATGTGGAGGGCTCTAACGGATGACGAAAAGAAGAAGTATGTAAAAGCTTAAGGATTTGACTTTATAAGTGAGTAGATGCCTCTCGGGGTCAAAAAGCTCTGTTACGATGCTTGTTTGCCTACTCGTGGTTCTGATGGTGCTGTGGGATATGATTTATATAGCTCCGAAGCTGCGATTGTACCGTGTCAGGCGGGACGAGCTTTAGTCGGCACCGGTATTGCTTTGTCCATCCCGGATGGTCTATACGGGCGTGTAGCTCCCCGTTCTGGTCTAGCTGTGAAGCACTGTATTAATGTTGGTGCGGGTGTTATTGACCCCGATTATACCGGTGAAGTCAAGGTCGTCCTATTCAATCATGGTACGGAAGACTTTGAAATCAAGAAGGGTGATCGTATCGCTCAACTTATTTTGGAAAGGTGTGATACACCTATGATCAAGGAAATTGGTCTTCTTGACGAGACACTCAGAGGTGATGGAGGCTTCGGATCTACTGGTCAGTAAAGTCACCTTTACAGAACCATAAATCTTCAGCTCTAGGCATAAAAAGTATGCCGTGACTCATAACCATAGACAATTTGGCTTTATTGACACTCGGGTAAGACCACAATATCCACCTTTCCCAATATTCGGCCCGGAAGAAATCTTCCCAATCTTCTTTAGAACTTTCCCTAATTTTCAACATTTCTTTCTGTATCTCATACGGATTTGTCTCTATTCGCAGCTCCTTAGGAACGATAGCACCTTTCCTAAGAAGTTGTGCACGCATAAGTCTTGGATTACCATGATCTGGATAATGTTGAAAACCCTTCTCACCAAAATCAATACTTCGTTTATTTGGTAAGGTTACTCTATATTTGTGTGTGATGGTAGGACTTGGTTGTAATACGACGTGCATTATGTTTTATACCAATAATAAATTTATGTCCATATAACACATGTACATCTTGACAATCATATTAATTACGTTTATATTGTACTATATCATAAATAACTGTATATATGACATTTCTATATATATTTCCACTAAGCGGACTCATACTGCGGGATACCCAAAAATTCAAACACAAGACGATTTTTATACATCTAAACGATGTAAAGAGTTGGCAAACTATATATCAAAACATAAGTTCGTTGGTAGATCTACATTAAATGGATTTGGAAAAACAAAGGGGTTTGTAGTGACGTTTTCTTCACGACACGAAAAACAAATTTTAGACACTTTCAAACCTATACATGAAGTGTTTAAACAAATTCAAGAACCTGGTACAAACGCTTATATATTCAATCCCGTGATTATAGAACATTCGACAAAAGAAACTGAAAGATCAATACCGTATCATTACGATATGTCATTAGATGATCAAGCCAAGACTCTGTTTGGACAAAGTTATTTACCTGTATGTGTCACTGTCATATATATACAATTACCAGAATCCTATAAAGGTGGTAAATTATGTCTAGCTGAATATGGCAGTGTAGATGATAGTGTGATAGGAATGTATAAACCTAAATTGGGGAGAAAACTCACATTTCGTGGAGATATGATGCATCACGTAGAACCTATACATTGCAAAGATGGTAAAGGTAAACGTATCAGTTTAGTATTCGAGCAATATAAACTACCAGAATCAAAATTGGCGAATATCAAATTCGATATTTGTAAAAATGATATATAAAAATATGTACTTATAATCAGTTATGATTGAATACACTTCACTCGATGGTACCATCATACGGGTGGGTGAAAATGCGAAAGAGAATGACAGACTTACAATATCAAGTGCACCGAAATACTGGTGGATGCATGTATCTGGATACTCTGGTGCTCATGTAGTCATATGCAATGAAAGTAATCCATTACCAAAGGAGACTCGTAAAGATGCTACTGTACTTGCCATACATCATAGTAATGCACCAGATACTAAGATGTCTTGTGTTGATATGGTTCGTGTAGAACAGACAGTTTGGGTGAGACAGGCGGGTAAAGTTAAATTAGAAGGAGATCTGGTGGAACTTTCAATTTTTATGAGAAGAGAGAAGGAACGCTTAGAAAGGTTATTAAAAAATCGTCGTTATATTAAATGAAACTAGCTCCTCTAGGCGTTTTCTATATATACGTACTTCGTAAACTCTATAAGTTGGGTAAGAAGAAGCCACCACGGAAGAAACGTTTCGCTCCTTGGGTCTAACAAACCTTGAAACGAGCGCTAATTAAACGAGCTTCTTCCCAACGACCAGATTGTTGAATCAGAAGTCGTGTATTTGGCTTCATCCTTTGCAAAGAATGCCCTTCTCTCAGTCTGTTAAAGGCATATTCAACAGTCTTATTTGATATACCGGTGCGAGTAACTTCATATTTCCTTTTAATACTTTCCACTTCAATGACCTTCTTTTCCGCCTCCTTCAACTTATTGGTGAGGTCATCTACCATGACTCGAAGATTTGAGACATACAATTTTTGCTTCTTCATCTTCAAATCATTCACCTCACTGCTACGAGTCCTGAGTTCATCGCGTTCCTTTTTGAGACCCAAAATAATGACCTTCTGCTTCTTAATCTTAACGTCGCGCGTGTGGAGTTTCTTCTTGACAACCTTATCAATTTCAGGTCCAAGATCTATTGTGAACTTGGAAGCCTTACGGGGTCGTGAGGAAGATTTTACCATTTTACATAAAAATGACTAGTGAAATTTTAACTTAGGCACTTTAGTTTCCGAAAGCGACGCCGCCCATACCATTCTTTACACGTAAAATATTGTAATTTACGGCGTACGCGCGAACCATGTTACCGTTCCTGGTGCCAGTACCCGCGAGGGATAACTTAGCCGTATCAATACGACTGAAGTTTAGTGTACCGGTTGGCTGAGACTTGTTCATAGTTATGCAGAAAGGCCAAGTGAAGGTGGACACAGTGCTGAGAGCATCTTGGGGGAGAACAGAGCAGTGCATCTCTGGTACAACGTTGTGGTGGAAGGCAGCGGACATATTCTCAAAGAGAGGTGTACCGTTAATGTAGAGAGTGGCGGTATCGAAAGTCCAGTTAGTAGACCACTTGTTGGTATCAGCCTCCGAAGAAACAACGTGGACAGCCTTGACTGGGTGGTTGAAGTAAGTAAGATCAACCTCAGTATCCGCAGCACTCATGAGTTGGTGCTGGGTTTGGGTGAAGAGAATTTCGTGCTCATTGTTGGCGAAGAAATCACGTTCGGGGGTATCAAGGTACACATACGTACCAAATACCTTGACGTTGCTGGGGGCAAACGTACCATTCCTGCACTTCACCCTGATCTCCACATCGTGATATTGTAATCCGACTAGTGGGAGAGACTTAGTCCAGTCATCCGAGAAGAAAAAGGGGAGAACGTAGTGGTTCGCGGAAGTGGAAGAACCGAGGGCATTCTGGGGGCACTCGTCGAGGGTGAGAGCACAAGAAGCCTTGGCTTGAGTATCCTTGTACAGAAGGTTATGAACACCCTGGATGTAGAGGGAATCAATCTGGGAAACCTTTTGGCCACCAACCCAAAGCTGGAACTCAGTGGTGGTGGAATCATCCTTGTCGAAGAAACCGGTATTGGCGTTACCGACGCCACCGATGTTCTCAGCCTCAATCCACACATAACTCAAGAGATCACCCTTGGTCTTGATGGGAATGGTAACCTCATTACCGCTACCGAAGGTACCGATATAGTCGAGCCTCTCTGGCTTGATTGCGAAGTTGGTATACCTCTTGTAATTTTGTCTAAAAAACGACACCTCGGGCTGACCAGTGATGTAGACGTCCTGGGCACCCACCGACACGAGGTCAATTAAAGCAGCTGACATTTATTAGTAAACGATATTAAAATTTTAGCTCGATGTATACATATCGGAATGGGTGTTGAATTTCAAGCACTCACATGGGAAACAGTTGACACGGATGAGGAGCATTTAGTGAGTATATTTGGTAAGACTGAGAATGGCAAATCTATTTGTGTAACAACTGCGTTTACACCATACTTCTTCGTCAAGCTTCCTGAACATGTCACACAACAAAAAGTCCAAGAAATCTACCGAGTTCTGGACAAAAAGAGTCCCAACTGTCTGGTTTCATATTCCATCATGAGGTCTAAGGATGTTTGGGGTTTTCAAAATAATAAGGAATTTTCCTACATGAAATTGGATTTCAAAAATCTAGCGAGCCGGCGTCGCGTTGATTATATGTTGAAGAACCCGATTCAATTCTCCTATGGTACTGAAAGATTCAAAGTTTTTGAGTCTAATATTGACCCTGTACTTCGTTTGATGCATAGAACAGGTATTCAATCAACTGGGTGGCTAAACTCTGGTGATAGTTGTGTTCGTACACACTTGGCCAAGGTGGATATTGATCTTTTCTGTAATGACTGGAAAACCCTAAAGCCTGTCGCACGCGATGATATTGCTCCATTTGTTGTGGCATCAGTTGACATTGAGTGTAACAGTTCTACTGGTAAATTCCCAGATCCAGACGTAAGAGATGACGCGTGTTTCCAAATTGCTATTTCTTTGTGTACGTTTGGTAACGATGAACCCTACGATAAAACATGCCTTTGCTACAAAAAAACTGATACAAACCTAGAAGGTTCTACTATTATTAGTTTTGACACAGAAAGGGAGATGCTTGAGGCATTTCAGAAGTATATACATGAGAAAGATGTAGACATCATTACTGGTTGGAATATTTTTGGTTTTGATCTTAACTACATTTACACGAGGGCGTTTATGACTGGTTGTAACCCTGAATTTTTCAAGATGGGTAAATTGAAATCACAGACATGTGAGATTTCCATCAAGAAGTTGAGTTCAAGTGCTTTGGGTGATAATGTACTGAAACTGCTCCCAATGAGTGGTCGCTTCATTTTTGATTTGTTTCATGAGGTAAAGAAGGGGTACAAACTTGACAGTTACAAACTCAATGAAGTTTCCAAGCTCTATCTTGGAGATCAAAAGATTGACATGGCTCCAAAGGAAATGTTTGCTCGGTATCTAGAAGGTGATCCTGTGAAGCTACGAGAAGTTGCAGAGTACTGTATCAAGGATACACTATTGCCACACAAACTCATGAAGAAGATGTGTATCCTACTCAATCTCCTTGAGATGGCTAAAGCTACTTGGGTACCACTGTGTTTCCTTGTAGAACGGGGGCAACAGATTAAGGTCTTCTCCCAACTTACAAAGAAGGCTCGTGAAATGGGATTTATGGTACCAACCATTCGCTGGGGACAGTTACCCGAGGAACAATACGAGGGAGCAACGGTTCTAGAAGCCCAAAAGGGTGCCTATTACACTCCGATTACCGCCCTAGATTTTGAGGCTCTGTACCCGAGTATAATGATGGCTCACAACCTCTGCTACTCCTCGTATGTCATGAATGAGAAGGACTATGGCAACATACCTGGTATTGAATATGAAACGTTCAAGATTGGTGCAAAGACTTACAAGTTTGCACAAGATGTTCCTAGCCTCCTACCGGCTATCCTTCTAGAGCTTAAGCAGTTCCGTAAAAAGGCTAAGAAGGATATGGCAGCTGCGACGGGTTATATGAAGGAGGTCTACAATGGTAAACAGTTGGCATACAAAATTAGTATGAACTCAGTCTACGGATTTACTGGCGCTGGTAAGGGTATTCTTCCATGTGTACCTATTGCGTCTACTACAACCTTTAGAGGTCGCGCAATGATTGAAGAGACTAAGAACTATGTTGAAAAGAACTTCCCGGGTTCAAAGGTTAGGTATGGTGACACGGATTCGGTAATGGTTGAATTTGATGTGGGTGATCGCAAAGGTGAAGAGGCTGTTAAGTATAGTTGGGAGATTGGTGAGAGAGCTGCCGAAGAGTGCTCAGCTCTCTTCAAAAAGCCTAACAATCTAGAGCTTGAGAAGGTATACTGGCCTTATTTCCTGTACTCAAAGAAACGTTACGCTGCTAAATTGTGGACGAAGGGTAGGGATGACCAGATGCATATGGACTACATTGATATTAAGGGACTCCAAGTTGTTCGTAGAGATAATACACCCCACGTTAGGGAAGTCTGTAAGGAACTCCTAGATGTTGTACTGACCTCAAGTGACACTGGACCACCAAAAGAGCTTGCGAAGGAGCGCGCAGTTGAACTCCTCTCGGGTGATGTTCCAAATGAGAAATTGGTTTTGAGTCAATCCTTATCCGATAGTTATAAGGTTTCTGGACAATCCGTATCTATAACAAGTCCTGAGAGCTGCAATATCAATCAAGCACATGTTCAGGTTGTTAATAAGATGAGGCAACGTAAACCCGGGTCTGAACCACAATCTGGTGACCGTGTTCCATACCTACTTGTAAACACGGGTGACCCTAAAGCTAAGGCTTTTGAAAAATCAGAGGATCCAAAATATGTTGAAGAGCAAAACCTCCCAGTTGATTATAAATACTACTTCATCAATAAGTTTTTAAATCCTGTATGTGATCTACTTGATCCACTATTTGAGAACACGAAGCAGGAAATCTTTGGTGAATTGATTACCCAATGCAAACCAGCACCAAAGAAGCGTGAACCTCCCCTAAGTACTATGAAGAAAGTTGATCTGATAGAGGAATGTAAAAGACTTGGTCTAGATTTTGATGGTAAAATCACGGATCTAAAAGATCGTATAAAAAATGCTCGTGTTCAACGAGAAGAAAGTGTTGAAGACATATTTAAAAAATACGAACAAGAGATAGATAAGTCATGAGTCTTAATGAAAAAATCGCGGATCTGTTGGAGGAAGAATTGAAGCTGCGCATGGATCTTTTATTGACTGAGTACGCGGAAACGATATCTAAAAAATACCAGATATCGTTACAGCTACTTCTAAAAGATATTCCATGTGTTTCCGTAACAAGTACATGTATGGGAACAAAACCAGATGGTTCTAGATGTACTTTCAAGGGTATTCACAATGGATATTGTGGGAAACACCAAAAACAAGGTGAAAAAATTAAACAGAGATTTCACGAGACTTTCAATGGTCATACACATGGCCCAGGTCTTAGAAATGTTGCAGGGTGTCCGGCTTGTGAAAGATCTTTTTCATCGAATAGGCTTATAGATTTAGACTCCTTATTAAATAATGAGTAAATCCGATATTCTACTAACATCAATAAACAATTTTTACAGTGAAGAAGACAACCGATCCAAGTTATTGAATATACTAGACAAAACAAGTGGTATTTCATTGAGAAATCTCGAATGGTTTATCACCAATTACGCTAAGAAAAATCATACATCTTACAAGACGAGTGATGGGAAAATATTCACTGTACATTATGCTTATAAGTCTAGCTTAGATGGTTATTCAAAGAAACTTTTTGATCCTTTTTGTAGATCTCAGAAGTTTCCTTATTCAGTGCCAGGTACATCTCATGAAATTCATACGACTTTAGCACAGCTAAATTTCATCAAATGGTGTATCAAGAATAAGATTATAGATTACATCAAGGATCATAGGAGTTCCTTGTTTAATAAGCAACAGGTACTACCCGCCCCCCTTCAAATATAAATGTTTGATAGCCGGTATAATACATGTGGAGAGCATACGTATTTGACGATGTATCCACCTTGGTAGTATCTAAATTCACTTCAATATTTGTTTTGTCGGATTGAATCTCTCCGAAATCCAAGTTTCCCGATGGTTCCACGTTGATAGGATTCATCGAGAAACTGTATGTGTATATATTCCTAATAGGTCTGGATAATCTTGACCTATAGGGGATTAGATATTTGTAATAGTTGTGATTCGTGTTTGTAACATTTGGTAGTCTCGTTCCATTTATGTAAAAGCTTGCATCTTTCATAATGGGGTTGAAGAAGGTTAGCTGATCATCAAAACTGACATTCGACGAGAAGTTGAAGCGATTTTGGCAAAAGTACAACTCTTCATCGTTTGTGGGAAGATCAAATACCTGTGTTTGGCCCACGTTGTTGTTGAATGTGGGTGATCCAACAACTAACCTTAAACCTTCGTCTGACATGGACATGGAGCCACCACTCCCATTTCCACCCATATCACGATGTAATCTATCCCAAGCAGGTACATTGGATACCTGTGAATAATTATAGGCTCTCGATCGATTTGCGGTTGGTGTACCTACAGCAACACGTGTACCTGTGTTTGAAATAGACACCGACGTTCCAGATTGTTCATCTACAACTGTTCCATTGATGTTTGGTCCAATTTGCGCCCACGCACTACTAGCCGCATGATAAAAGAACACGCGCGCGTGTCCAGCATTTGAGCCACCGGTATCATTTTTTGGTGCACCACCAATTAGATAAAGACCGTTTTTAGAAAGATCCACGGATGTTCCAAATTCGTCACCTGTCGCAGAACCATCTAAATCAACACCTCGTTGTACCCAAGCTGTTCCATTGTACACAAAAGCTCTAATATGTCCTCTACTTGACTGATGACCAGGGGCACCCACAGCTACTACACTATCGTTACCACCACTCGTGAAAGGATCTGAGAGAGATACAGTTGAACCAAATTTATCACCACCACCAGCGCCATCTATATTTGAACCGGTTTGTTGCCACCCCGGGCCAATAGTATATGTCCAAACCTGTACACGACCTCTATTAGTAAAACCAATCTCTGTAAAATCTGGTGCACCTATGGCAACGCGAGTACCATTACTGGATAAAGAGACTGAAGTTCCAAATTTTTCACCAGCAGTTCCTCCATCAATGTCACTCCCCAATTGACCCCAAGCTGTTCCATTGTATTGGTAGACTCTGACATGTCCTTTACTGCTATCGTGAATTGGTGCACCCACAGCAAGGGCTGTACCTGTGTTAGATAAAGAGACGGATGTTCCGAATAAGTCTCCGTCACCTGCGCCAATCAGGTCGGTACCTAATTGGGTCCAAGTTCCTGAAATAAGTTTGAATACCCTAACGCGACCCTTATTTTGATTGACGTTATCTGGAAATCCATTGTTATCTTCATCAACTTGTAATTCATACTTGGGTTCACCTATGGCTATAGTAGTGCCATCGGGTGACAGAGCCACTGAGTATCCCGAATCATCGTTTGCGTTAGTACCTATGATGTTGGCACCTATCTGCTTAGGTTCGAGGGCCACGCTCTCATCCACGTTCTCAAACTTGGTATTTCTCAAGAACCAATGAAGACATTTCACTGGAATGTTAGGGACTAGGTTTGTACGAATCATATTTTTACCAAGTTCACTCACGGTTGTTGGATGTTTACGAACTAGATCAGTTACAACAACTTGTCTTTCATGACTGAGATAATTCCTCTCTTCGGGGCTCACTGTGATTTCCTCAGTAATAAGTTTGAAATCATCTAGAATGAGGGTATCTAATGTATCTGTGAAGAAAGATTGTTTATGAAACTCTAGTACAAATTCAATTTTCTGTTTATGTACGGCACATGTAGGGAAGTATGGTCTATTTGGTTTATTAGTTGTGTACTCATCACTCGCGTATTTACGAGCAAAGAAGAACTGCATAGGTATCATTAAATCTGTCTCAAGTCTTGAGACTGAGTCAGTTGTAGTAGAGTCATCGAAACCAATACTTCTATTTACAAGAAATCTATTTGCTACTTTTTCAGACATTTCTAAATAAAGTTCATCGTATATAATTCCCCAATCACTCTCAATCTTTTCCATCTCTGTATCATCTACGAACATAGATACACTTTTGAGAATATGCCTTCCCAACTGATCCGCGTAGTTTCCATTTGTGATCTTAGGCATTTTTATACTCAACCACATATTGCTAAGCAAGTCGCCCATATTTTGGGGATTAAACTGAATCTTTATGGTTTGTCCAAAAGGCCAATTAGGGATTTGTCCCGGATTGATTACATTCTTACTCCTGTGATATTTTCGAAAGTCAGAATGCCTTCTTGTAGTATTCGGGTTGAAAAACGACTCCGCTGGATCCTTGCAAAGCAAGTATGTATCTTGCTTTCCAATAGCTTTAAGTGAAATTTTTGCCGCTTCACCCATACTTATCTATTGTCTACATATTTTTAATATCATTCTTCCACATACTGATAGGAGAAGTAGACTTCATAATTTCAAGTTCTGTTTTTGCCTGTTTGGACTGTGCCAAAAGCTCTCTGACACTCTCATCTGTATACTGAACTGTCTTGATGTTTAGAAGGTAGTCATAGCTTCCATTTACTTCTGGGAACAGACCAGACAATTGGTTCTCAAGATCCTGCTTTTTACGACGGAAGACCACAATGTCTCCATTGATGACCATAGACACAAAGCGAGACTTGTAGTCACACATCTTAGATTTAGCCTCAAGAACCTTGATTAGATACTCTTTCCGCTTATTGTAAAATTCGCGACGGAGGGTGATAAAGTCCTTCAAGATCATCTCAGGGCTTTCGTACTTATGAATACCCTTGGTGGGATGGAACAAGTGCATGTTCGAGGTTCGAAAAGTCTTTTGAAGTTTGAGATCCTTAACAGCATCTTTGCCATTGTAGTCTTGAATGAGGAAATCCACATTCTCGGTTGTACTGTTATTTGTGAAACCACTGATGATTTTCTTTTCAACGAGGGTATCCAGATGTTCTTTGTAATCTTGGGTCCAGCGTCCAGGTGGTAGCTCAGTCACCTTAACTGTCCTTCCAATGGTGCTCCATACACCTTGGGTCACCCATGAATCATCATCTTGTTCAAACACTTTTCCCTTGAAACCCCTGAACCAAGGTTTCATCCTTTTGATAGGGTTACCATCAAGGAAGTTGAGGATATTGTCCCGAATATCTCTGGGGTTAAATGGGGGTACATAGCAGCTGAAACCGGTGCCAATACCCTCTGTACCATTGACCAAAACCATGGGCATGGTAGGCATGTAGAACTCGGGTTCAATCGAGCGACCATCATCATCCAAATAGGTGAGAATCGCATCATCACGAGGGTCAAATACATTCCTCGCTTCAGGTGTCAATCGCGTGAAAATGTATCTTGTCTGGGATGCGTCTTTCCCACCCATAAGACGGGTACCAAATTGACCACAAGGTTCTAGGAGATTCAAATTGTTGGAGCCCGTATAGTCATTGGCTAACTTCACAATTGTATCAGCGAGAGATACTTCACCGTGGTGATAGGCACTCTTCTCAGCCACGTATGCGGCCAATTGAGCTACTTTCATCTCCGCAGTCAAATTCCTTTGAAAACAAGAATACATTACCTTACGTTGTGAAGGTTTGAGTCCATCACAAACATGGGCAATAGAACGCTTCAAATCAGCGAGTGAGAAATTCACCAGGTCCTTGTGAACAAAGTCTGTGATAGCCAGTTGTTTCACATTACCATAAGAAACCTCCAGCTCCTTGGGGTCTTTTGCTGTGCTTTCAAGAAGCCACGTCTTACGGTCATCAGCCTTCTTCTTGTCAAATGCCAAGGTAATAGATTTATCAGACATTACATCTGTATTAAACTTGACGGTAAGGTCTTCTATCTTCTTGAAGTACTCCCTAGCCTCCGCAGAAGTTGAGGTACCCAAACCCTTGTAGTACTTGATACGCCAACCAGATTGTCCATTTCCATACCATGTACGAAATGCGGAGTCTGTATAGAAGGATTTACTTTGATTACCCCTAGAAGCCTTGATGATGGGTGTGACCATTGAAACAACAAATCCCAATTTGAGGAGACTGGGCCAGAAATAGTCAATCATGTTTAGGATCAGACCCTTGATATGTGAACCGTCGTTATCTGCGTCTGTCATGATCATGAGACGACCATAGCGAAGCTCGGATACATCTTTGTAGTCCTTTCCCTGTTGGAGACCCAAAATCTTCTTGAGGTCATTGAACTCCTGGTTCCCCGTAAGCTGTGCGACAGATGCATCTCTGACATTTTTACACTTCCCTCGAAGCGGGAAGACACCGTAGTGGTCTCTACCAACCACTGAGAGACCAGCGACGGCGAGTGTCTTAGCCGAGTCACCCTCTGTGACGATGAGTGTACACCTAGAAGATTGAGATGTCCCAGCTTTGTTTGCGTCATCAAGCTTGGGGATGCCAGTAATCTTAGACTTCCGAGCCCCACCATCAGTTTTGGCCAACTCTTTCATCTCTTTGAACTTTGAGAGAGCCGTGAGTTCATCGGAAATGCCAGTCTTAAGAGCATTCTTGACGAATGTTTTAGGCATATCAAATTTAGAACCAAAGTCTTGTGCTTTTAGGGTACACTCAGACTTAACCTGACTCGAGAAAGTTGGGTTCTCAAGGATTGCCTTCACAAAGATTGCGAACGTGTTCTTAACCTGTTGAGGCCTGAGTTTGATTTTCTTAGCCATGTCTTCAATAATCCCCGCAGCCACTAGAGAAGCTGCGTGATCAACGTGGGTTCCACCCTTAGTTGTACAGATACCGTTCACGAATGATACCTGTTGCATACCATCCTCGGATGGACCAATACATACTGACCATCGGTCGGTTGTAACACAGTGTACATTATCTACACCAGTGTGCATTTTTGCGTAAGCCTCAAAGTTCTGTTTTGGGAGAACCTCGTCATTGAACTTTACTTTACAGTTTGGGGTTGTACAGATGTTGGCATCCCAGACTCTCTTTTGGAAAATCTTATAGATTGTGTTATCCATTTTAGACATCTTAAAACGCCTCCAATCCGGTGTAAAAGTTACGGCCACGGATGATGTGGCACCCGAATGTTTTTTTATTTTTGGTGGTTCGCATACAGTCATATTGTTAGACCATTTTTGGGTATACGTCTGCTTTGTTTCATGGTCTTTGATGACGACCGAAAAATCTGATGAGTAAATATTCGTCAACTTGGCTCCATAACCATTACGACCCCCAACAATTCTCTTTTGAGAGTCGTCATAGTTTGTACTTGTGAGGAGATGCCCAAAGACCAATTCGGGATTCCAGATACCTTCCTTCTCATGCATACGAACACTGATACCACCGAGGGGTCCATTGTTTTCTATGGTTACAGCACCAGTCTCCTTGTCTATAGAGACTGAAATGGATGAAACATTCTTGGGGTGCATAGAGTTGCGATCGATTGCGTTGACGAGGATTTCATCGAAGATCTTCAAGAGAGCTGGGGAATACTTGACGTTTTTCTTCTCAAATTGGGATTTGTTACCATTGAGAATCCAATACGCTTCAGTACTCAAGTCTACTGGACCGACATACGAGTCAGGTCTCTTGAGAATGTGTTCTATGTGGGTGAGCTTTTGAACTGATTCCATGATTTTATTACAACTCAAAACTCTAACTTAGGTAAAAAATCTCAGCTTATATCAGATGACGAATAATAATAATCGTGCTCAACTAAAAAAAGCTGAACAAGAGCTGAAAAATATGAAAAGAAAGTATCTAAACATGTTGAATAATAACGGTAAAAATAACAATAATAAAACCAAAAATAGCCCAAAAAACAAGAATGTTGCCACGTGGTTAAATCGTGAAATGTCCCCGGGTAACAAGACTAATATAAAGCCATCCAAGAGAGCTTATCTTAAAACGAACGTGGCTGGGAATGGTAAGATTCTTCATGTTTATGATAGGGATGGTTTGAAGAATTACTTGGCGTTTTCGGATAAGACGGGTCTAAATGCTGAAAGACCTAGTCCTCTGACACGTAAACCATTCAAACTCAAAAACATCAAGAAGTATCCACCCAAACTTATCTTAAAAGTTAGGCGCGGTAAAAAGACCACTAAGCCGTGATCTTCTTTTTAACAGATTCAAGAAGTTTCAAAACAGATATAGTTCCCGTGAATAAAAATAGTATCTGTTTGGTGATTGGTATCCGTATTTCATTTAGATGTGGTAAAGAAGGTCTTTTTAGTTTTTTATGAATTCGTTTTAATGAATCACATGTTTTGAGATATTTCCCCTCTGACATGTGATCCCTAGTCTCATCAATTGTATTCATCACTATGAGTAGATCTTGATCTACTGCCATAAATTATAATGATAATTTTTCTTTAGTTACCTTAAGAAGACATGTACACGTTCTTCATAATCGCCATATTTGTTCTCGTACTGGTGATGCAAAATAAGTCAAGGGGTCTGACCCATTCCATCAAAAAATTGGTAAGACAATCAGCTCGTTATGCCACAGCTGCGCAACAGGACAAGTCTCCAGCTATAGCTATACTTCACGCAAATTACGCGGTGGCTTATCTCTACGCACTTAAGGATATTGCATCCGATTCTCAAATACATAATGCCACGGGTATAGATGTTAAGAAGTTTGTAGAACATGTTACAAATGTACAAGATATGGTGACTAAACAGACGACTGAAAAATTCCCAGACTTTGCTGGTCGTGTAGATATGTATCTTTCAGAAATTGGTGGTGAATCCCAATGAGTACCTAAGTAAAACTTGATGATTTGGAAAATCAACTTAATCTACAAATATGGAGATTGTACGAAATGACCTCTGGAACCAATGTCTCAAGGATGCGATGAAAATGTATCGCATTGATGAGGCAAATGAAAAGTGTGAAAGTTTGGCAGATGCTACTTGGAAAATGAAAATGTCCTACAAGAATCATGAGAAGAAGAAGGATAGTAGACAAATCATCGTTTTAGATAAAGCTCCGACAGTTGTAAACGAACAACGCAACCAGGTTAAACTTTGTCAAGCTACAACAATGGCGGGAAAACCTTGTTCTTTCAAGGCTGTGTGTGGAGGTTTCTGTAAAAAACACAGAATTGACAAGGGTAGTGGTATTGGTAGAAAAATTAAAATAGGTAGTTAATATAAAGATCATGTTGGATCAGGAAAGTCTCAGACCTGTAATAATATCAATGTCTCTCTATCTCATTATAAGCGTTCTCGTGCCTCGTTTAATGACAAAGCCAACCGGTATAGGTTTTATTGATGATCTTGTGATGTATCTGATTGCACAAAAAGATTCAATCATGAACGGTACCATCCTCATTGGTCTTATTGTTCTCGCCACCAATTACGTTGATAACAAACTCCTCCAAGACGTTCTTCCGTCCAACTAAATTTCGTGTATGAGTGTGATCCATCTCTCTAACACGATTATCATACGCGTGCCTCATGAACTCCAAGAGTTGGTCAAAGTTTGGTTCACCCCAAACCATACCTTTTTTGAAGAGAAAATCGTCCCTCTCCAATTCTTGAAGTCCACAGTCAATTGTATACGGTGTTTTGATATATTCCGGGGCTCCACCGTAGTTGGTTATAATCACTGGTTTGTCTCGCATTGCGGCCTCAACCGCACCCATACCAACACCCTCTGAATGTGAAAAGTTCACATAGCAATCACACTTGTTATGAAGATTATCCATTTCTTCATCCGTTAACATATCATTTGTAACTTCAACTCTTGGGAATGGGATATGTACAGCTTGATTACTCGTGGCTTTGACTACGAGACGTGTATTTGGTTCATTCAGTCGCACAAAAGCCTGAAGAATATCTTTGAACTTCTTTCTAGGATCCATAATATTTCCAATATGGTAGAATATGTAAGGCTTTTCCTTTGGTTCAGGAATATGTGCGTGTATAACATAAAATTCGTTATCAGGAAACTGTCGAGAGAGAACCCTTTTACAGAATTCACTCGGTACAGCTACACGCTTAAATTCTTTCATAATTAGACCATAGTCTTCGTGTACAGTCTCAGTTTCACAGACTGTCATACAAGCTAGATTTTTTACTCGTGTTTTCGCGTACTTGACATACTCAATCTGATCGGGGGTAGGAATTACAAATATCAGGCCGTTCTCTGTCTCAGGGAGTTTTTGACCCAATTGGTAATACATTCCATCAGGTAAGAACAGTTTCACATACTTCATGGCATGTTGACCAATACCCGTTTTTGCATGTGGACCCACTACAATCATCTAGGTTTAAAGATAATCTTTCTTTTATATATAGTAAAATGTCTTCACTTCGCCAAGAAATTGAACAGGAAATGCAAAGTGTCCGTATTGATAAGACCCGTCTTTTCAATCTACTCCTAAAGATGGTTGATGGTTGTGGTTCCGGTGGTGGTGGTTCCGGTGGAGTTGGCCCCCAGGGTCCCCCAGGTCCCGCTGGCCCTCATGGTCCCCCAGGTCCCGCTGGTCCTAAGGGTGCTACTGGCCCCACTGGCCCCGCTG